GAGGCGAATGACAGCATCACGCGCTTCATCGTTGCGCTTACCAAAGCCCATAGCACCCATCGCAGCCACGCTGATGGATGCTCCAGCGATAGCCGCGATGACCTCGATCATGGTGTAAGTCTAGCCTTTGCCTTGGCCGCGCAGTAGCTTCCTGCCATGACTACGCTTGCTCCGCTTTCCATTACCCTGCCGAGTTCCCTTGGGTTTACCCGGCTGGTGCTGCAGTGATGCGGTGCCGGTTTTACTGCGTACAGCCATCAGCCTTCTAGCAGCAGGATGTCAAGTGCTTCAAGTGCTGTAACGCGAGCTGCCAATGTGTCAAAAGTTTCCTGGGTAATATCACCCGTAGTTACGACTACGGTTTCGCCGTCATCAAGCACCGTAACGTTGACGCTTGTCATGTCGTGTAACCCTCCGAGACATAGATGACACCCTCAAGGTAATACTCCTTGAGGCCGGATGGATTGGTCAGGAGCACATCGTAATATGCCTCATCTGGGAACAGAGCAGTCTGCTCATCCGTCAATGCAATAGCAATGGTGCCGGTGGCACGGTTGGTGTATGTGACCGTAAAGTCAGCGTATTTAGTGGTGCGGGCTTGATTCCAGACCTGAGCGGCGACCGTCCAACTGGTCAGGTTGATTGGTGCCGCCGAGGCATCCTTGAACTGAAGCGTGACGCTGTAGTCCGCCCGGCGTTGAAGGGAGATATTGTAAATGCCGGGCTGAACTGACATTGCCTTGGCGCGTTAACCCCATCCTAGCGTCAGGACCACGGCACGCCAGCAGCAGTAGTGGGTGTGCGCTGCTCATCAATCTGCGATTGCAGGGCGGCTTGAATTTCTTCTACCTTCTCTTCACCGCCAAGCTTTTCCTGCACCCAACCGATCACCAGCTCAGGCGTCAGGTCGGCGTAGGGGATGACGTTGCCTTCAGGTGCTTCAAGGCCAACGCTGCCATAGGCACCAGCGGAGTAGGTGCCGTCGTTGGCGTCAACCGTGTAATGCACAGTGATGACAATGCCATCGGCTGTGTGGCGCTCCATCTGGGCGACGCCCCAGGTGTACTCAGTGGTAGGCAGAGCGGTGGTAGCCATGAGATCGTCAGTGATGGGGACAGTGTACCTGATCTAAGCGTGGAAGTGACTTATCAAGCTAGCTCCGTGCAAATTCTCCGTGCAATTCTTTGCGGAGCTTATCAACTGCAGCAGCGGCGTCTTCTTTTTTGTCAAAATAACCAACAGGATAAGCCTTTTGGTCTAAAGTGACGCAACCGTACCATTTGTCTTTTTTACGTGTAACGCCTTTGATGCCGGACGTATTGTCCGAACGCTGGCAGCGATTCATGCAATTTTGAGAATGGGTGGCTGCGCGTAAATTTTTAATGCGGTTGTCTAAGACGTTGCCGTTGATATGGTCAACAAAAGTAAAAGGATCATTACCGTGCATGGCCCAGACCAAACGATGCACTGCGTATAACTTGTAGTTGATCTTAATTCGTTTGTATCCGTCACCGTTAATACCGCCGGCAGGTCTTCCCATCTGGCGGCTTTTGCCGGGTTGCTTCCAGTAAAGTTCCCCATCACGGTACTCAAACAATTCATGCAGAAGGTCTACTGGCAGCTCATTTATTTTATAGTGCATGATTGGTTTTATGCTCCTTTGAGTGGGTCATTGCAGTTTAGTGAGAATGGCTACTGGGCTTAGGTGGCAATAATGCCAAGGGTTCGCAGTTTCGCCAGTAACGCATTCAACTGCGTGATGACGGTTGCAGCATCAGTGGCATCAGCAACAGCAGTGGGTTGCACTACAGGAGTGGCGTTGTAGAAGCCAATCTTCTGCGTGGTAGCTGTGCCGATCTTGGTGCCGGTAGTGGTGCCTACGGTGATGTTGCCAGCATCGGCCACCTGGAGCACACCTGCGCTGGTAATACGAAGCCGCTCCGTCGGGCTGCTCGCGCCATCTGCCGTAGTGGAAAAAACAAGCCTGCCTGGCATGTCGTTGGCGCCGGGGGTGCCATCTACTTCTGAACTAATTGATCCCGTGGCAATGAAATTGGTTCCATCATTGCCAAAAAACACAAGATTACCAGTATTGCTTCCAGACGTAACAGTATTGCTATGGGCAAGAGCAACGTACGGACTTGCTGCTCTAACGAAACTAGCTTGAATAACGCCTTGCTCAAGTTGAGTTTGTGGAGCATAAGTGGTGCCTCCAATACTAAAATTACTTCTCGCCGTACTCGTCCCCACCAGGAGCCTGCCGGAGCTGTCGATGCGGGCGCGTTCAGAACCATTGTCAAAAACAAGTGCCCCAGGGGAGGTGGAGTTATAGATTCTCCAATCATCAAATAGAACGCCAAATGTGCTGCCTCTGCCTCTTGTGTAAATAGTACCGTTGACATCCAAGGGGAATAGAGGGCTCGTAGTGCCAATCCCTAGTCCAGTCGACGTAAGCGTCATCAAATCCGAAGTCTGATAGCCGCTGTTGTATAAAGAACCGAACCGCATCTTTGCGGTAGGAGATGTGTAATCTAAGCTGATTCGGCCAACTACGTTAGTAGAGTCAGCCCAAGTAATTGACTTATTGCCGGAAGGGCTATTTAAGTTGACTTGAAGCCGCAACAGTTCAACAGCGCTGGCAGTTAGGTCGGAAATATGTAGTTTTGCACTAGGCGCAGAAGTCCCCAGACCTAAAAGGCCTGCGGAGGTGATGCGGAGGCGTTCATTATTTGCTGTGCCAAGCCCAAGGTAACCTGTTCGTGTGTTAATCCCGACGTCAGTAGAAGTCCCAGTGTTAAAAGCTTGTTTTGCAGTACCAATATCCCAAATCGCTGTCCCACTGGACTTGCCAGTAATATAGCCTCCATTTGCATTATTGGAGTTAAAAGTAGCCAGCAATCCAACGGTTGCATTGCTAACAGTCAATGGTACGTCTGGAGTAACACCCACACCAACATTCCCGCTCGCATCAATAAACAACCGCCCAGTGCCGTTAGTTGAGATGGCTACTTGGTCTGCGCCTGGGGAGTAGATGCCAGTATTTAAGTCACCAGTGAAAGTAATGCTTGGTGTACCGACGGCACCTAAGGGATGATCAATTGCTAACGAAGATGAAACTGCTGTTGTACTTGTTGTTAATCTCGCAACTCCATTCGTAGAGATGGCTAGTTGGTTAGCGCCGGGGGAGAACACTCCGGTATCTTCGTCGCCTTCGATGGCGATACTGGGGGCAGCCGCCGTCCCTAGCGGTACACCACGGAACAGTTCCTCGATCGTGATGCGTTTGTTCTTGCTGGCTGCTGCTGCTTCGCTGATGTCAACGATTGGCAGAAAGTCACCTGACGCTGGCGTGGTCAGTGCTGTCAGGTCTGAAATCTTACGGTCAGCCATAGCTGGAGCAGTCCTTTATGACCTACTCTACTGTCTCTGTATCGGATGGCGCAATAAAGCTGCCATTGACGTAGCCCCAGCCGATACCAGCACAATCTTGAAGCTCCACCAGTTCGCCACCATCAGGTGGCTCCCATGCTGTTTGCTCGTCCAAGACGATGGCATTGATGACGAGGCCGTTTTTAACGATTGCGTAATCCATAGCCATCACCAGATGTAGACGATACAAAGGCCAGCACCGCCAGCACCGCTAGCAACTGATGTTTGATTGGAAGCGCCACCACCGCCGCCTGGTACGGATGCAGCGGTGGCGGTGTTGGATGTACCACCATCACCACCGTTGAGGCTATCACCGCCAGCATATTGAGTGGCGGAGCCACTTGCGCAACCACCGCCGCCGCCACCACCCCAAAAAGCAGTGGCACCGCCGCCGCCACCACCACCGGCTGCGCCGCCGTAATCACCTTTGCTTGGACCACCAAAAGCGTTATAACTGCCACCTGATAATGTAGAGCTGTGGCCACTACCACCTGCGGTGCCCGAACCGGCGCTAAGACTGCCACCGCCACCGCCGCCGATAAGGGCGCCGCTGCTGCTGCCGCCGGCGCCACCGTAGGCGCTCATCAAACTGCCGAAACTACTGGTGCCGCCGACATTGCCATTGCCAGATCCAACTGCGGCACCGCCTGCACCGATTGTTACCGCCGCCGAGCCAGGCAGGTCTGACAACTGAAATAGTCTTTGCACGCAAGCACCGCCACCACCACCGCCCGTTAAAGCGCCAGCAACGCAGCAGCCACTACCGCCGCCGCCCCATATCGTGACTAACGCAATGGTGCCAGCAGTGGGTTTTACCCAAGTGCCGCTGGACGTAAACACCTCCTTGGTTGAGCCGGGCGGGATAGCGCCCCAGCTAGCGACAGTGCCGTTGGTGGTTAGGTACTCACCTGCGTTGCCTGTTTGACTAGGCAGCGTACCTTCAAAAGCAATAGTGCTGGCACTGATTGTGCCGAGTGTGATCCATGCATTATTTGAAGCATTGCGCTTTTTCCATATCGGGTTGGCGCCACTGGTGTCAATCCAATCCTGAAAAGCAACCGTTACTGAAGGTGCAGTGCCGCCACTATTGGCACTGAACAATGCCGCAAGGTTGTTGTTGATGTCAGCGCGTACCGTTGGGAACGTCGCGTTCTGAATCGTCTGATCGGCTTGTGCCATTAGATTTCTCTTCCGTAACCAACGGCGGTGTAGGTGAAGCTGCGTGTCACGGCTGCACTGGCGCTGTTCTTAAATGCCACTGTAAACCCTGTTCGAGTCACCGAGGTCAGCGTAAAGAAATCGCCGGTGGCCATGTTTGATGGGCTGATGGTCACATCAGGAGCCGCGTAGAAAGCATCGGCGTAGGTCACAGTATAAGTGCTGCTGCCGCTGCTGCTAGCGGTTTCAGTGCGTTGCTGCAGTTCAGCAGTGGCACCAAGTTCGCTGATGACTAGCCCCAGCTGCGCGGTGCGTGTGGCACCTTCCACCTTTAGCTGGATGCCACGACCTCGCACGATGGCATTGGCGTATTCGTTCCAGTCGCCCCAGGTAGGGGAGCTTGCTGGGTTGTCGTCAGTAACGCGCACATAGGTGACGGCATTTACCTGGTCAAGATCGCCGCCGTCAAAGTCGCCCGGCTGATCGTCAAACAAGCCGGATACGCTGTCGAATAATGTGCCAAAAGATACGGCACCACTTACGACACGCCGCTGCACATTTATGTCGTACACCTGCCCTAGATCAAGCGCATCTTCGTAGATGTACTCACCTTCTAGGTCAACGCTTGGGTCGAGGAATAGCCCGTCATAGCCAGCGTCATAACCTAAGTTGGTGTCAGTGCCGTTGAACTTAGGCGACTCATCTTCCTCTGCCCATGTCTTCACCACTAACCGTGGCTGTGGCGTAGGTAGCACTGCCGGGATGCCAACAGGCGTAACGGAACGCACGCCAGATTGATCGCGGAATGCAATGAAGTAGGTGCCTTCTAGTAGCGGTACTTGCTTTTGGGTTTGATTGCCTGCTGCTGCTTGCACGATGGCATTACTGGTTGCCCATTCTGCTGTAGGCAGTTGCCGTGGGTCATGGCGTATTAGCACCTCGCCGCCAATTAACACGTCAAGGTCAGTTGCTATATTCCATTGGATGATGGCGCTGCTTTCATTGATCGGCACCAAGCTGACGCCAGTCACATTCGCTGGTGGTGCGCCAACGCCTGTTACCGAGAACATCATCTCTGCCGGTGCGCTGCTAATCACCTGCGTGGAGCTGATTGCATATACCTCCACCTGGTAGTTGCCAGTCGTTACGTCCTCAATTTCGTACAGCGGTCCATACTTACGAACCTCTGTCCAGTTGCCAAACTCTTCACGCCACCGGATGCGGTATTCGTTGACGCCGCGCACGCCTTTCCATGTCAATGCCAACTTCGTCGCAACCCGACCGTTGAGCGGATACAGGATTTCGGTGCCAATCAAATCCTGCGGCGTGGCAGGTGGCTCGTTCAAGTTGGTAATGTCGCGGGCTTCAAGCGGTGCGCCACGCTCTACATAGTCGTATTTGCTGCTGTTGTAACTGACCGCAGTGATCGAGTAGTTGATGCCATCTTGCTCTTGAAGGCCAAGCACTTTCCATTGCGTTGGCTGGATGTCATCAGTTTCAACCATCCATGCAGCGCCGTTTTGAGGCGCCACGCTGAACGATGGTGACACTGTATAGACGCCAGCAGTCAGGTCTGTTATGCCCCGTGATTCAACAATGCCGTCATTTAGCACCACGCTAAGGGTGCCGGTTGATGGCAGATCAACTGCATTGTCTACCGTGACAGTGCTTGCGGTTGCGGCACTGATCCGCCCAGCACGGCGGGCGCCAGCTTTTACTGGATCGGCAATGTTGATGACTGCACCAGGGCGAACGATGATGCCGTTCTCCAAGCTGGTGGTGAAGCTGCATACTTCAGTCTCATAGCGTTCGGAGTACAGAATCCACTCGCCAACGCGATGCGCTTGTGATCGGCTGGTGGTGGCAAATGCCGTGACCTCTTTGGTTACCACGCCATAACGAGCGATACCCTCGGGATCTTCGACTACTTCGCGGTCGATGTCACTTAGTTCTAAGTTGAGCCAACCAACAACAACAACAGTTGAGCGAGTCTTCAAGCTGCTGGATTCGTAGGAAAAACCTTCTTCGCTAACATTTGCAAGACTAAATAATGCAACTGGATCTGATGGCTGGTCTTGCATCATGCTCAACGATCCGGCCGCCCAATACGGCATGGCACGGAAGATTGAGCACATGTCGTTGATTAACTTATATGCCTCATCTTGAGATTGAATGTTGACGTTACAGCTAAACCGTGGCTCGCTGATTGGATCATTTAAGCCGGTTGATACCAGTCCCGCGCAATATTTACTGGCTTGAAAAAATGCCCACTTGTCCAGTGTGTTGGCTTGGATGTGATCACCCAATCCAAAGCGCCTGCTGGTGAGCAGATCCCACAGAATCCAAGCGGGATCACTGGTCCATGCAGCAGCACCGAACGTACCATTCCAGATGCCGGCATAGGTAAGCCTGCCGGTTTCTAGGTCAACGGTTGCATTACTTGGGATAGCAACCTTGATGCCACGGATCTTGTATGCACGTTGCGGTATATTACTGAACTGCTCAGCGTCGATCCGGGTTGCAACGTAGGCGGTGTTTGGATACTTGAGCTTTTTGTAGATCAGCTCGGTGTAGCTTGACCATGAGAAGGCATTGGTTTCCTTGATGCTGGTCGGTTCTGCTGATGTGCGGCTAACACGAATGTCAACAGGGAACGCACCAGCAATATCAACGATGTAGTCCCGTTGATACAAATCAGACGTGCGACCTGAAATCGTGTCAGTGATGACGGTGGTGTAGCTACCAGCGGAATATCGCCGCTCAATAGCTAACGATAGTGACGAACCAACGATGTCGCCATTGTCGAGTAACTTTTGCAGCAATGACACGCTGATAGTTAGGCGTACAGCGTTAACGTTGGTGTCCGTAATAGTTTTGACAACTGGCGTTGCAAGCACCACGTCTTGACCAACCGAGACTTCTTCTTCAACGGCATCAAAGCCTGGTACATACGCTTGGTTTTGCGTGCCAAACTTGCTGACAACAGTGACGTTCTTAAAGTTAAAGTCTGCGTCCTGCGGCAGCGTGTTATCAGCCGTAGCATTTAGCAGTCGGGTCTTGTTGAAGTAAATATCCTTAAGTGACGCATTTATGTATTGCGTTGTGCCAGGTGTTAGGCCAAGGCGTGATGGTGTAGCAAACCCTTCAATCTCACCTTCGCTGAGAATCTCAACGATCTTGGCGTAGGCCGTTGAGTCGAGGTTGTCTTTGGCTTCTGTGGATTTACGAAAGGCGCCACCAGCCTTCCCCTTGCCGCCACCGCCACCAGCACCGTAGATACTCATGAGCCGGAAACCTGCACGATGTCAGCGCCGGCGCTAACAACAATGCCGCCAACCAGCATTTCGCCGTAGACAACAGGCACCGGCACACCAGCGCGTGTGGTGTTTTGGATGCCGCTAAAACTGAAGCTCTTCTTGGGGTCGCCTTCGTCTGTATTGGTTGTAGGCGTTGGCGTAAGCAACTGCGCGACGCCGCCGAGGACAAGACTCGCTCCCACGCCAATAATAATTTTTACTGCTGTCGGGCCTAACCATGCCGCTGCGCCAGGGATTGCCAAAGTTGCGACAATCAACGCGATGCCCAACAAAATCCGCCCAATGGCGCCAGCTCCGGCTATCACCGGCACAATCTGGATCTCACGGCCCATTGGGTTGTGGACATCATCCAGCGTTAGGTCTTCGCCAGCGGTATGGACGCGGTAATACTGCTTGGCCATGTGGCCTTCCAGCTCGGGCCAATTGGTCACCAAGAAACGGACGGCTTCAGCGGCAGTGGCAACATCCGCTTCCAGTACGCGATGACCGACAAACTTAGCGAGGGCTCCGTACAGCTTGATCTTACGCAGCATGACGCAACCTCCTTCCCGTACATTTTAGTAGCCAACCACCGTAAAGGTCACGGCTGCTAAGACGACTCTGCATATGATGCAACACCATCTGATCGCCTAGGTAGACGGCGCAGTGGTTCAGGCCAGGGCTGCTGATGCTCATGAACAGCAGGTCGCCCCTTTCCAGTTCTTCATCAGGCAGTAATTCACGAAAGCCGGTTGCCTTCCAGTGATCATCAAAATACGGCTTAGCTTGAAAATCTTCTGGATTGGTGCAGCGTTCCCAGTCGCGTAGCTTGATGCCATTCTCGGCGTACCAGTCACGCGCTAGTGTCCAGCAATCATGGATAGCCCACACCCACTCACGGCCAATCAATGGAGCCTTGAAGCCACACGGCTTGCATTCGCCCCATGATTCAAGGTTTGGATTAACGATATACCACGGCAGCCGGCTGGCTTCACAGGCAGCACGATCTGCAGGTGATGGCTGCGGTGATGTGCTCGGATGGCTGTGGACAATAGCAAGCACCTCGCCTTGGTCTTCAGCAGCCACATAATCTTCGGTTGACAGCACAAACATCTGGTCTGGTGCCGCCGATTGATTGCGACATGGGATGTACTGCTCGCGGCCTTTGATGACCACCAACAACCCACATGCCTCGCGGGGTTGTTCCGCTTTGGCGTGATCTAATGCTGCATCGCGCCAGGTCATGGTCATCCGCTGAATGTGCCAACGCCGGGGAAGCCACCGAATGGTAGTTCAGCATTCTGCCCAAAGCGTAGGTGGCAGCTATTAAGGCGCTTGCCACATACGTCACCAGATGCGCTCAGTACTGGCTGGTCTGCGGCATCAAAGTAGTTGGTGCCGGTGTAGCCGCATTCAGCAGAGCGATACGTCCATGGGCATAGGTTGGCAATGCATTGCCGCTTAGGTGCCCGTACACCAGCAAGGTCAAAACTAGCCGCCAGTTCAAACTCAACCAAGGTACGGTTTTCGGCGCTCTTGCGGTCGATGTAAAAAATCTCACGCGGAAACTCGGCGCTAGTGTCTTCGGTTGGATTGATTGGTTCTAGCAGTATTGTGCCGCTATCTTCCAGCAACAAGGCATCGCTGTCTTCAGTTAGCAGGATGTCGCCGCTGACTGGGAAGTTAACGGCATCTAGATACTTGGCCAGCGTACGGATGCGCGTTACCTTGGCGCCTTCCAAGCCAACCGGCAAACTGAGAATGATTGCTGTAACCGTGCCGAAGATATTGCTGACGCGAATCTTGGGGCGTGGCAGTGATCCCTGCCCGCTGTACTCAAATCCATCCGCTTCAATTGGAAACTTCAGGTAGCTATTGCCACGCCAAACCACATCGCCGTTATTGACTAGGTTGACGCCTGGATGGAAACGATAGATTTCGTTGCTGCCGTGGATAGCTGTAACCAGCTCCAGCTCAAACAACTCAATAATGGCGCTTGGGTTAGCTGTCTGGAAATCACCCGACAGGATGGTAACTGCCATCCATGTGACGGTGCCATCTACTGTCTCATTGCCAATAGTTGTTGGCCAAAATGGTTCCACTGCACCAGTGGTGCCGGCAACAACGCAGCGAAAGAAGAAACCGCTAGCGGGTTGAATAGTGGCCTGAGCAACATCACCGACGTTGTAGGCGTAGCTACCTTGCCATAGTGCAGGTGCGCTCAAGGTTCAAACACCTGCATGAAGGTCACATCTACTTTGCTGCGTTCAAAATCAAACAGCTCTCTGGTCCAACTTGGGCATGTCCACTTGTAAGTGTTGGCATCACCCGGCGGGCTCCAGTCAAAGCTGGCGGCATCATCAGCGCGGGCATCGAGGAATGCTTCGATGATGTCGGCGTCGGCGTCGCTAACGCTGAACGAAAGCCGCCATTCCTTTGGGTTTTGGTTTAGGCCAAAAATGACACGTTGTTGGTAGCCGTCGCCAAATTGTGTGACGCGAATCTTAGGTTGGCTGCTTTTGGTAGCCGAGTAGGTCGGATCGTAGGCGGGGAAGGTAGCCATTATGTGAGCAATCCTCCAGGGCGTTTCTGTTTGACAAGTTCTTGCTGGATAGCAGCAGCGATCAAGCGACCGAGCTGCTTACCTTCTTGTTCATCGCCTTCTACCTTACTACCACTGGCGTCTACGTTCACCATCACACTGATGTCGCCGCCCATCTTGTCGTTAGCGACGATGGTGCCACTGCGGCCTGGTACGAACAGCTCCGGGCCACGCTCGCCCACCATGTAAGTTTGGCCGCTGGATACCGGGCCGCCGTTGGCGCGGGCGCCCCCGAAAGTGCCCATCGTGATTCCTTCGATACCCGTGCCGCTGTACGCCCCCACGCTCGGATTGCTGCCCAGTGCAGACGCGGAGTTTCCGCCCGGTAGCACGCCGAGGACGGCGTTGAGGATTGCCATCGTAATCATCTTGGCGATGATTTGTGCGGCCATATCGAGGAACATATCCGCCACGCTAGTAAAGAAGCTCGCCAATGCTTCCTTGGCAGTCATGCTGCCGCTGATGATACCTTTGAAGGATGTACTAAATGCGTCGCCGATGCCAGCGGCGGCAGTTGTAATTGCATTGATCGGGTCGGTTAGTGTATTTAGCTCTCCACGCACACGATCTGCTTCGGTCTGTA